CACGATTATCTCAACGGACTGTGACACTGGGCAAACTGCCACACAAAATAGGCACAGCACTCAAAACCCTGTATTGTAGATGCATGAAAACAAAAACACTTCTTTCCAACCCCCAAACTCTCCAAGACCTCCAAGACTTTATGTTTGACACTATGGCATCCGCTGAAATGAGCGTTGATTGGTTCTGTGATCGCTTCAACGTGTCTGCAACCGATGACGTGATAGATTACGTTGTCGAGGCACATTTCGGCATGTTTGCTGACCAGTGATCAAAGTGGCACAGCATCGGTTGATCTGTGCCCCATCTCCTGTATTGTAGTTTCAAGTTCAAAAAACATCATGATTGAAAACATCATCGACAGAGACAAACTGCAAGATGCATTGATCGAAGCGATCATCGATGGAATGGATCATAAGACAATGTATGCCTACGTTTATGATAGTTTGGATGGCAACTTTGACAACTATTCAATGAAAGAACTCATCACAGAAACTGAAGATTATTACCCTGAATTGTTGACTGATGCCGCTGTCCAAAAGGTAACATACAGCGACACGCCACAGGATGCCAGTTGAGGTAGTGGCACATAGGGGGTTTACAATGCCCCCAATCCGTTCTATTGTTCAATCAAGTCAAACAACCAACGACTCAAATGCGTAAGATCGAATCCCAGATGAATGCCGCAATCAAGGCAAACAAAAACTGGAGTTCAGGAAATACACAAGTTGTTACAAACGACGGTGTGTCTACAGTGTATCTCCACGGCAACAAAATTGCCATGATTGATGACACCTCGCTGACCATCTTTGATGGTGGATGGCAATCTAACACCACCAAATCACGTCTCAATGCATTGTGTGATGAGTTCTGCATTGCTGGCGAAGGTGTATTCCAGAAAGACTTTCTGTGGTATGTTCGCAAGTTTGCTGGTGCAATCAATGGACAGAATGTGTATGTGACCGAGGATTTCTGCAGTGGTTATGTGTTCGCCTGAGGGCGACATTATGCAACCATATCCTAATGTGGAGACTAATCCCGAACTGATGCCATTTTACACAGTTCGGTTTATAATTAGATGTATCAAGTTCATTTCATTCAAACGACATGACAATTCAAGAAATGTATCAAGAAATGCAGGAGCAATCGTGGTTCAATGATGAAAACTATGATGATACATCTTATACGTCTTTTGAATTGGATTACACCACACAATACTGAAAAACAAATGACATTTTACGTCAAAGACATTGAGTTTGATTTTGTTGATTCTGAGGGAGAATTGCCCATTGAATTTCAATGTGGAATTTTGGAAGATGTCCTGGGATTGTGGACTGTAGATGATGAAGATTCGCTGGTCGATGAAATTAGTGATGCAACGGGGTTTTGTGTTAAAAGCATAGATTACACCCCCATAATGTAAACAACAAGGTCATGTCAACCACTTGCTTTAGTGTCACACCATAGACCCCAGATCACCTGACCCTGTGTCTATAATAAGCACATGACAAACAACCTCACCAAATCAGCAGACGGCATGTTCTTCCACAGCGAGAACCCCTCACCTGTGATGCAAGCAGCAATGGACAGCATCCGTCGCCAGATGCAAGCAGAGACCGCCTATCGTGAGCGTGTTCGTGCTGGACTGGAACCCGCCAACCAGTGGGGCAACTGGAACATCAGTGATCGCCACTGATCACCCTAGGGTCTACAATACACACAAGCAAACAAACCAACCATGCTCACCGCTAACTTCGCTGTCCAACCTGCCTCCTTCGGATCCTTTGATGAGTGGGGTTGTGAGTGGGCAACCGACATCAACCATGCACACCGTCTTGCCCATTCATTCGGTGAGGATTGCGTCGTGTGGTGCTGCCCCCACAGTGGACAACCTTACAAGTGGATGAACGTTGCCGCATCCGCTGCCTGATCGTCTACAATACACACAACAAACAAACACAGCATGACCAACGCAACCTACATGACTGAGACCTACAACGGTTGGACAAACTATGAGACCTGGAATGTATCACTTTGGATTGCCAATGATGAGTTCTTATATAACACTGCCAAAGCATGTGTAGAGTATGCTGAGAACGGTGAATCACCCTATGTTAAGTTCATTCGCTGCATGAACAACTGCGAAAGATTTACAACAGGTGATAATGTTCGTTGGGATGATGATTCTATCAACCAAGCAGAAATGGTGGAGATGATGATAGAACTGTGAGGCACAGTTAATAACACTGGGGGACAGTTAATTGCCCCCCTTATATGTTATTTAAGGTTGCCGAGCGAAAATCAATGGGTCCCTCCTAACCTACAAAAGTATCCAGACGAGCACTAAATATTTTTGAAAACGGTTTTTTTAAAACCTTAAAACCCAAAAAATTTTCGCCAGAAAAAAATCATGAAAAAGGTCGATGAGAACCTATACGAAAACGCACTAAAGAATTTTGAGGAATTTTGCGATGGATTTGAACGAGCAGCATCTGAGAGTTACCTCAGGGGAGATCGAGACACCCGAATCAGCCACTATACAGATAAGTATCGAGGAGATACTCCTGAAGTTATCCGAGAAAGTCCTGGAGTTGGAGAAGAAGGTCTTAGAGTTGGAATCCCCGACATTGATGTATCGTCGCCCGAGTTCGACTGAGCACGAGAAATTATCAGAAACACTTGATTATCTGCATAGTAGTGTAGAAGAACTAAGAGAAAGATGGCAGTAAAATTAGTAACCACACCATCCTGCATAGTAACTGGAAATACATTCAGTTTAGTTCCTGCACCGAATTATGTGAAGTATGTTGAGGAAAGTCGTTTAACTGGACCTATGCCATGGTTATACGAGATCATCAACCCCAGCACAACCATCACTGCGGTTGGTGTTGGTGGATGTCCAGATGGTGTTGTTCCAGATTTCATTACTGGGATTAGTATTGAAAGTGTTGGTTGCAGTATATTGAAAGTTGCTGATGTGGCGTATGAGCAAGGTTATACAATACCACAGAATATTCCATCAATGACCAATGGATTTGACGAACCCTTTGTAGAATATGGACGTATTGTATCAGCACCTGTTCCGACGCTTTCATTAGTAAATCCATTAATTGGATATTATAGTGAGAAATATTTCCATGATTCCGAGTGGATATTCGGAACATTTTATGAAACAGAGACTGAAGTATTAAAAAATAATTACACTAGTGTTGATTTAATCAACGGGTATCGGAAAATGAACTTAGAGGATGTTCCACCCGAGACAGATCAATTAACATCAAAAACGTTTAAAGGAATTAAATTTAGTCAATTAGATGTAAATCAGTTAGCAGTAACAAATCCATCGTATGTAATAACGAAAGGAACTGATTTCTTCGATCAATTTGAACCTGAGATTTCATTATGGGTAAGAATGAAACCTTCTTTAATCGAGGTAATGAGATATACATATATTGTAACAGTAACGCATGTATGTCCACCATTCGTCACTCGATTTAATGGTTTCATGGATGTTGAGAATAATTGGACACCGACTGCGAATCGTATTGGATATTGGTTGGATAGAGCAGTAGGATTTTTACCACCTCCACCAGGCGTTAAATCGAATCTACCAGGAGTTAATGATTAATGGCATTCCTTAGACCTATTAGTGCTTTAAAGGACCTTACAGCGGGTCATGGGTGCCATCCACCTGTTGTAGGGACTACTGCATCACCCAATGTATTTGTAAATGGAAGACCAGTGCATACTGTAGGTGATGTATTCCAACCCCACACATGTGGTCCTGACACTCATGCTGATGTTGCTGTAAAGGGTTCTTTAAAGGTTTTAACGAACGGGAAGTCAACGATGAGGTTAGGTGACAAACTAGCACCTCCTAGCATTATGGTAATGGGTGCATGGAACGTATTTGCAGGTAGTTAAATTTGTGCTATAATATGGGAGTCAATCGATAGGATACTATGGCACGAAGTAAAGTCGGACTTTCTGGCGGACTTATGATTGAGTCCAAACCCAAGAAAACACGTCAGGGGTCTGGGCAACACACAAAGTATGCTGCCAGTTCACGTAATGGCAAGCGTAAGCGTTATCGCGGACAAGGTAGAGGATGAATTTAATCTGTAATCTTCCTGCGGAAAAAGTATGGGTTCGTAAAGAATACTTGCGGGATCATCAGGACGGTCACGGAGAATTTGTAGAAGGTGTCTGGGTATCTGCTAAAAGCATACCTGGACGTGCCTTTTACTTTGAAACATATCTTCCTGAGTATGGTGCAATGTATGATAAGTTACCTATAAGTGCTTTTCTCCGAGCGCCGAAAACACCGACGCCTGATTTATCTCTAGAGAATCTACAGTTTTGGAACTGTATGGATTATGGGATTATGGCAATCAATAAAGGGTTTGTTGCTCAAATGGAAGTGGAAATCTACACTAGAGACCATGGACTACAAAAGGGTAAATATTTGTTTACATTAGATAACTATCATGCAAACCCTGATGTGATAGATAATAATGTAAGTGAAACCCCTCAAGAACACAAATCACACAATTGTATTGCACTTGAGAATGGTCAATTTGCATTGTATCCTAATAATAGGACGCGATTTTATGACCTTTCTTTAACTCCACAGCAACCCACATTTCCTGATTTCAAAGTATCTACCATAGAGTATGAAGTTGAAGGAGGAACTGAATGGGGACGCTTAGGAGACACTGACGATTATTTTTGGGAAACAAATGCTGAACGAAAACTACGGAAGGAGACCACCAATGGGCAATAGTAGAGTAGATAAAAGTCAGAAATTCATTGATGAAGGCATGACCTTGATCACTGAAGTAGAAAGTGACAAATATTTACGTAAAGTAGGAAAGCGTAAAAACATGCAAGAAGGTGAGTTGTTTGATAACCAAGAGGAATGGGCAGACGGGTTCTGTGGTAAGTGATAAATAGAAATAGCCTATAATGTGTCTATATGCCAACGTTTCAAACCTTTAAGGATTTGAATATAACATTTAAGAAACATCCAAATACTCAAGATTTGGTTGTTGTTAAGGATGATGCTGCAATTAAGCAAGCAATCAAAAACTTGTTATTAACTAATGTTGGCGAAAGACCATTTCAACCTACTCTTGGTTCAAAAATTCCAAGACTTTTGTTTGAACCATTGGACTTTCTTAGTAGTTCACTGATTAAAGACGAAATTAAAAGAGTCATTGGAATTTTTGAACCAAGAGTAGAACTCGTTAAAGTTTATTGTGAACCAAACGTTAATGAAGATGGTTATGATGTTGAATTTGACGTGAGAATTTTAGGGCGTGATAATGTTATATCATTAGAACTATTTCTAGAGAGAACCCGATAATGCCATACGCTCAATTAGCAAATCTAGATTTTGATCAGATTAAGATTGCTCTTAGAGAATATATTAAGAGCACATCTGATTTTACTGACTATGATTTTGAAGGTTCTGCCCTTTCGGTCATAATCGATACTCTCGCCTATAATACCTACTACACGGCATTTAATGCCAATATGGTAGTCAATGAACTATTCATTGATTCTGCCACATTGAGAGACAATGTGGTGGCGCTGGCAAAGCAATTAGGTTATACTCCAAAGTCTATTGTTGCTCCAACAGCAACTCTGACGTTTAATGTAGACTTTACGGGTTCGACACCTGCAAACAATCAAATTATCTTAGAAAAAGGAACTGGATTTGTTGCAGCATATGATAATAACTTATATCAGTATGTTGCAGTTAATGATGTAAAAAAATCTATTGTATCCAACCAAGCAATTTTTGACAATGTAGATATCAAAGAAGGAACATTAATTACTGATACCTATATTGTAGATAACACACAAAAAAATCAAAGATTTATTATTGAGAATGAAAATGTAGATACATCAACTATTACTGTTGATGTTTATCTCAATGAACAATCTAGTGTTGCAGAAGAATATAAATTATCAACAAATATTCTTGGTGTAAACAAAGAATCCAAAATTTATTTCATTAATGAGATTGAAGATGAAAAGTATGAACTATTTTTTGGTGATGGTATATTAGGTAAAAAATTAGATAATGGACAAAAAATTGAAATTTCGTATCTAATTACCAATGGTCCAGAAACTAACGGAGCAAAAGACTTTACGTTTAGTGGTATTTTAAAAGATACTTCTGGAAATTCAAATTATCCCTTTACAACATCAATTACCTCTACAATCGTTTCAAACGGCGGTAATGACATTGAAAGCATTAAGAGTATCAAATATAACGCACCAAAATACTTTGGCACACAAGACCGTGCAGTAACCTCTGGTGATTATGCTTCTATTGTGAGAAATATATATCCTGCTATTTCTGATATTATTTCTTTTGGAGGAGAAGAACAAGAACCTCCTGCATATGGTCAGGTTTTCTTAGTAATAAAACCAACAAGTGGTTCATACCTATCAACGTATACAAAACAGCAAATTAAAAATTCATTGAAGGATTATATGGTTGCTTCGGTAACTCCTGAAATTTTAGATCCTTCTATTCTGTATATTGAACTTGATAGCAGAATTTTCTATGATTCAAGAAAAACTAATTTTACCGATGAACAAATTAGATCTGGTGCAATTAGTGGTATCGAAGGTTATCTTGCACAATCAGATACCGAAAAATTTAATGGTAAATTTAGATATAGTAAAGTAGTTGGTGTAATTGACGAATCTGATACAGCAATTAACTCGAACTTGACTAATGTAATCATGAGGAAAGATTTTTATCCTCAGTTAAATTCTACTTTTTATTATGAGGTTTGTTATCAAAATACTTTCTTGGATGACGATGATCCTGTTATGAGTTCAACTGGGTTTGTTGTTTCCGAACATCCCAATTATACCGTGTATTTGGAAGATAGAGTTGGCAAAATCATCCTATATAGAATAGATCCTCTTTCAGGAGAAAAAGTTGTCTTAAACTATTCTCAAGGAGATATTGATTATGAAAAAGGTGAGATTATGTTATATGATTTAACTATCATTAAAGGTAGTTTCAATGACAATAGAATTGAACTTAGGGTTTTACCTAAATTTAACGATATTGTTGCAAAACGCGAAGTTTACTTAGACGTAGACATCGCCAAAAGTAAATTTCAAGCATATCAAGAGTAAGTTTAGATGGTCGTAAAGAATAGGAGCATCTCTCATTTAATTGAGGATCAATTACCTGAATTTATCGTAACCGATTATCCCCTATTTGCTCGTTTCTTGGAGAAATACTACGAGCAAGCAGGATCTCGTGGGCAGCCATTCGATATTCTCAATAATTTAGAAACATATAGAGATATTGATTTTTACGAAGAGTCTTTGTTAAATCAAAGTTCTCCTTTGGTTGGAATTATTAACAATACAGATTCTACTATTGAAGTAGAAGATGCATCCTCATTTCCAAGCAAAAACGGTTATATTAAAATTGACGATGAAATTTGTTTTTACAAAGAAAAACAAGGTAATGTTTTCTATGATGTTTCTAGAGGAGTAAGTGGAAACACTAAACTTGGAGATCTCTACAAAGAAAGTGAGTTTGTTACTACTCAAGCAGATTCTCATTCGGGAACTGACGTTTATAACGTAAGTAATCTTTTTCTATATGCATTAGTAAAGAATTTTGAATTAGATTACTTAGATTCATTTCCACAAAAATATTTGAAGAAAGAAATTGATAAGAGAACCCTTATCAAAAATATTTCTAATTTTTACAAAGTAAAAGGAACAGAATCATCAATTAAGTTTATTTTTAACACAATTGTTGCTAGAGATTCTGATAATGTTCCCACAACTTATAACCCAAAAGACTTTACATTAAAGTCTTCTACTTCAGATTGGACAACTTCATATTCTTTAAAAGCAAAAATTACTGGAGGTGACCCAAAGGACCTTATTGGAAATAGAATTACACAAAATAATGGTGATTCGGGATTCTCATCTGCAGTGGTTGATAATGTAATGCCAATTGGTGGTGCAAATGGAGAACAACTATATGAAGTTATTCTAAATCAATCAACAATTAATGGATTTTTTAAAATTGCATCTAGAACTGAGTTAGAAAAAGATATTCCAGAAACTTCACAAAAAGGAGATATTGTAACAGTTCAATCAACAGTTGGTTGGAAAAGGTTTGGTAACTTCATCATTAATAATGAGCGTTTTACATTTAACGATAAAAATGTAAAACAATTTACTTTAATTGGAAGAGATGGTTCTTCAACTCATGCAGCAGGAACACCTGTATATGATTATTCTCCTGCAGTATATCGTGATTTTGAAGTAATTATCTTTGGTGTTTTATATGATCTAGAATCTTTAGACAATTCTCCGTATTCGTTACCAGGAGACCCAATTCAATCAACTCTTCCTGGATTTGATACGAAAGATAGAATTGTATATGA